GTTGAACGATCCTGTTGTTGACCGTATTGCCGCACAACTCGAGGCCGAAGTGCCCTACGAGACGTGCTCGAAGGTGCTGGCGCACGATGGCTGGGTGGATCTCGTTCGCACGATTCAGCAGACGTGCCCGCGAGCGTTTATCGAGATGATCAAAACTTACGCGAAGTAGAGGAGGCATCGCATCATGAATTCCATGAAGGGCCAATTTACCAGGATCGAAAGTTCGTACTCGCAAGTTCGGCGCATCCCACGGCTCGGGAAGATCAGGCTGGGCATCAAAAAGAAGAGTGCCAAGGGAGTGGAATATCCGAGTGAGACCCCTTGGTTCGTCGTCACACCAGAAATCGCGGCGGTGTATGGCGATCAGCCGACTGAGCTTGACGTCATGCTGCCGCATGAAGATCCAGAAGTATTTTTCCCGCAAAAGCTAGCCATGTATGGACAGACGGCGGGCTTGAAATGTCATGGGAACGGGAAGGTCGCACGACGGTTGAATGACCAGAACGAGTGGGTCGATCGGCAATGCCCGTGCGAATTTCTTAAAAGTTCTGACAACCCAAAGGGGGCCTGCACGGAACAGTCAAGCCTCATGGTGTTCCTGCCGAAGGTCTCGCTTGGCGGGTGTTATCAGATTACGACGGGCTCCTTTCATTCGACGGTCACGATCAACAGTGCGCTCGATCTCATTCGGGCCTTGGCTGGGCGTGTCGCGCTGATCCCGCTCAAGCTGCGCCGGGTTCCGCGTACCACCCACAATGAGGGAAAGTCGCAGACGCATTATACCTTGGAGCTCATCCTTGACGGGGATCTCAAGATGATCCGCGATCTCCGCGCCGACATTCAAGGCATCTTGATTCCTGGCCGGCTGGAGATCGAGGGGCCTGTCGACGAGAACAAGACACTGGATGCCGTCGACGTGGAGGAAGCAGACGAGGACGGTATCGACGCCGAGAAGCTAGCCGACATGGACGACAAGGAACTGGAGACGGTGAGGATGGCGCTCAATAAACAGAATCAAGTGAAGCGCACTGAAACGATCAAGCCGTCACCGACTCCATCCCCTGCTACCAAACCCAACGGCACGGCGGTTCAAGAATCATTCGAACTTCCAGCACCGGAACGCATTGGGCCTGGTCAAGTTCCCGCCTCGCAATGGGCCGAAGTGGTCGCTTACGTGGACGCGAACATGGATCTCTGTACGCTCAAGTCTGACTGGAAGGCGCAGACGAAGTGCGAGCAGGTCATTCGATTGACGCCGAGCGGGCAACAAAACTTCTTATCCTTCATGCGAGAGCAGGCAGGCGCAGGGTTTCCGTACTGACCATGAGCAGCCCCTACGTCAAAGCCAAGGCGCGGCTGGAGGCGCTCGGGTATCAGGTGGGAAAAACAGAATACTGGAATAGTTTCGCCAAGTGCCGGGTTGACCTGTTTTCTTGCATCGACGCCGTGTGCATGCGCCCGTTCACGCCGTTGCTGGCCATCCAAGTCACCGACATTACCAGCGTGTCGAAGCGCATGGAGAAGGCCCACAAGATTGCTATGAAATGGGTCAGTACAGGGAATCGGTTCGAAGTGTGGGGCTTTACGCCGAAGTCGAAGAAGCCGCCGAGGATTATGGAGATGTTGGAAAGTGGAGAGTGGGACACCAAACAATATGACCCGGAGAATACCGCATGACCCCCACCGACACGACCGCCGTGACGATCACCCGCCACCTGCCGGTGAAGCTGGATCAGTACCGCAAGCAAGCCCTGCAGAATATCCAGACGGCGGAATTCCTGGAAGAGGAACGGCTCACGGCGCACCTGAAGAATGTCAATGGGAGCGTCAAGCAACTGATCAGTGATGCGCGGAAGAAGCAGAGCGATGCGGCCCACGCGCTGCATAATGGATTCGAGAGTCTGCCAGTCGCCTGCGAGCAACGGCCTGATATCGAGAAGAACAAGATGGTGACGTATCGGCTGGACAGTGGCGAACCAGTGGATGAGCGGGCGTTAACCGTCGAAGAGATGAAAGAGGCAAGGAAGCAGAAACCATAGGAGGACCGGAACCATGTGGATGCTCATTGTGACCACGATTTGGGCGATCAGTGGCGGGGTGGATGCGAAGAACCTGCGGGTATTTGAAAAGGAGAGTGACTGTAAGACCGCGAAGGTAGCGCTTGAGCGCGGGTACGCTATTGACACCCATTCGAGCGAAGTTAATGCCTATAGCTGCTTGCCGGTGCCGAAGCCATGACCGAGCGCGGGATTCTCATGACGCCAGCGAACTACGGCAAGATCGAGGCTGGGACGAAGTGGATGACACGCCGGATTCTCACGCCGCAACCCGAGGGGGATCCGCGCCCTCTCCTCGAATGGTCGCGTGGCATTGCAACCGCGTGTCATGACCATTCCCCCGATCAGAACAAACTGGCCGACCATGCAGCACGATTGCAGGGGAAGATTTTCCCGTTTACCAGCACAGCAGGTGGTCTGGTCAGCCCACGCTGTCCCTACGGCAAGCCAGGCGATCGCTGCTACGTGAAAGAGTCGCACTATCTCTGGGGACGATGGGATCTCGACGGGTTCACCACGACAGGCCGGCAAAAATATCGCTTTCGGCGCACGACCACGGAGATTCGGTATCGAGAGAATCCTCCCACGAAGGCCCTTGCCGTAGGCAAGTCCATCACCAGTAGCAAATGGCACAAGCGATCCGCGTTGTTCATGGAGAAGAAAGACGCACGGCTCTGGCTGGAGATTGTCGAGGTCCGGGTAGAGCGGTTGAATGACATCAGCGAGGAGGACGCGAAGGCGGAAGGGGCTCGCATTCCACCACTGGTCTATCCCGATCAACCGCATGAAGCCTACAGCTATGTTGAGAATTTTCGACTGATCTGGGAGTCCAACAAGATCCACAAGCCGGGCTCCTGGGAGCGCAACCCGTTCGTATGGGTCCTCGCTTTCAAGAAGGTGCAGCCATGACCTGCCCAATCCCAAACTGTCCGTTCCCTGTCGCTGGCCCCCTGCGGATTTGCAAAGCCCACTACCGAAATGTTCCACGTCCGCAGCAGGATGCCTTGAACCATTACGCCAAGCACCACAAGGGCGGGCCGGCACACCGCGCGGCCTTCGCCCGCGCCGTCGAGAGCGTGACGAAGCTGATCGAGGCGCGGAGGTCGGCAGTGGTGGCTGACCCGGAGCGGTCGGTGTCGCTGCCGTACAAGGATGACTGAGATGTCAGTCAGCCGTGTCCACTTCTCTAGTTTGTCGGTCCATTGGGCAACGCCAAAGGCGATCTATGATGCGCTCGATAAAGAGTTCCACTTTACGTTGGATCCGTGCCCGATTCTATCGAAGACAGAATTCGCTATGAGCTGGGAAGGCGATCGCATCTTCTGCAATCCACCCTATGGGCCATTGATCGAGCGCTACCTTCAGAAAGCTAGAGAGGCAGTCTGTGCGGTCTATCTGTTGCCAGCGAGGACCGATACGCGCTGGTTTCACGACTACTGCCTGCAGGCGAATGAGATCAGGTTTCTCAGGGGACGGTTGCGGTTCGGAGATGGCAAGGGCCGTGCGACATTTCCGTCCATGGTAGTGGTGTTCAAATGACTCAGCTCACATTGACCGACGCCCTCGACGCCCGCGACCAGGCGATGGAGGCCGTCGCACAGCATGCTGGCGAATCTTTCCAGAATCAGGCCCTCGCCTTCGTGCTGTCCTATCTCACGGCCCACGGCGAAACGGCCGGCGAAGTGTTGACGGAAGCCTGTATGCACGCGGGCATCGTTCCGCATGATTGTCGCAGCTTCGGGCCGGTCTACATGAAGCTCGCGCGCAAGGGCCTGATCGAGAAGTGCGGCACGATCCCGCGCCGGCATGGGCATGGGACCGCGGGGGGAAATGTGTGGCGGTTGGTCTATAAAACCAAGGGCGGGGGATGGGATGGAGAATATATATGAGCACCAAACATTTACAGTTAAAGCCCCATGCGATTCGTGACACCAAGACGGCCTGGTGGTACGAGGAAAACAAAGGTATTGCGGTGATCGTCGAACCCAATAGCCAGTATACGCACGTCAACATTCCGTGGGAGTCTCTGCGCAAGGCGTTGCACAGGAAGGATAAAGCCTAGCCATGCACATCCGCACCACAACCGACAGCGGCACCCTGATGCGGCGCAATCGGCGGAAGCAAACAAATACCGTGCGCGTCAGGAACTTTATGAAAACACTGGTGCAGCCGACGGTGAAGACCATGGCGGACTACCGGAAGGCGGCACAGGTCATGGTGTTGACATGAGCGACCACGACGACCGGGCACGCGAGTTGGGAGCACTATTTGAAGCCGCTGAGTTTGTCCTGTCAGAGATTAAAGACGATCACCATATCGGGAAAACAATCGAAGGGGCCATCAACTGGGGTGACCTTCATTGCTGTGATGCGGTGCATTGTCGAAGTGTCCATGATGATGACGAATGGTATGAAGTTTTGATAGAAGAAGTGAGTCCTGACGCATACAAACTAGGCATCGAAATATCGGCACGATTGGCACAGCAAGGATTCAAAGATGTACGAGTTCGCTGTGAATGGTGAGGCCCCGATGACCCTCTCCGCCCGCCAAACTGCGCAGGACGCGACGGTGGAGGTGTTGGCCTGGCTGCTCCTCCTCGTGCTAGGCTGGGGGCTGTGGTGGGGACTGTCGTGACGAAGGAGGATGCCGTGTACATCCTCTCGATCTGGGCGCGCCTCCGTGAGCCGGTCTTGTACTTTCTCGCCGGCCTGCTGACCGGGGTGCTGTATTAGGAGGGACACCATGACCATCAAGAAGCCAATGACTGCGCTTGCAATCCTGACCACACACACGCCGATGGAGGACGCCATGATCGATACAACGGAGTGCCAGTCCTGTGGAGAATTACGCGCCCAGATCGAGGCGTTGACAGAGAAACGCAATGTGTGCATCAGGCGAGTGGAGTCGGTGCAGGACCAACTCCTTGAGCTGGGTCATGACTGGCTCGCAGGAGAACTGCGCACTGCGCTTGGGGCGCTCAAGTATGGGTAACACCATCCTCAGGAGGACGCCATGACCGACGTGATACTTGTTGTAACGAATCAGGACGACAAATCGTGCCATCACCATTACGAACATCTGATCTCTGAAATGTGCATGGAATGTGGCTCAATGCTGAGTGATGATGTACTAGAGCCATCGGAAACTGGCACTACAGCTAAGACGATAAGAGTAAAGGTGCAGCTATGAGCGCGCGCCTGACGAGCGGGCAATTACTCCAACGCATTGCCAACCTTGAAGCTCAATTGAAGGTGCAACGTCGAGACTTTTTTGACTCGCAAAAAGAGAACGCCTCCTTACGCGACGAGTTGGCGCAGGCCGAGGAAGCGCGGGACCAACTCTCTCAGGCGTTGCAGGTCAGGGATACGCAGCTCGCGCAGGTGACGGCGGAGGCAGAGGTGTCGATCGCGGAATGTGAACGGCTGACGGCGCGTGTCGTCGAGCTGGAGGCGCGGGCATGAGCACTAGGCCGACTCGTGAAGATCGTGACGCGCTCCGGCTGTTGCTCGCCCGTGAGGACCTGAGCGATGCTGCGGCTGAGTTCGTGGATTCGCTGCGCAATTGGGAGGGCATCTGGACCACGAAGCAGCTCGCCTGGTTCGATGATCTGTGTGGGAAGTTTTTGGGAGGGTGAGATGGCGACGATTCGCATTTGGAGCGTAGGGTGCGCGAATGAATGAAATGCCTGGGTTGAGCAGGACGACTGTACTGTGCTGGATCTCCTCGCAGGGACCAGCATAGTCACAAGGGCCTCTGGGATGCTCAACCCATCCTGGAGGCCCTGATTTTTTGGGGGACTGGATGCCATGGATCGAATCACATACCGTGCTATTGCGCCATCGAAAGGTGTTGCAGTTGGCGATGGATTTATCGCTTCAGCCGGTCTACGTGCTCGGTCATCTCCATGCCTTGTGGCATGCCGTGCTCGAACAACAAGAGGACGGGAATCTTGCTGATTGGCCGAACCAAATGATTGCGCAAGCGGCAGCGTATTCGGGTGATGCAGAGGTGTTTGTGTCGGTATTACAGTCACGAAAATGGCTCGATGGGAAACTCGTCCATGATTGGATGGATTATGCTTATCGCTACCTTGACGCGAAATACCGAACAAGTAACCCTCTGAAATTGAAAGCTATTATGAATATACATAAGTCTGTCTCTAGGGCTGTCTATAGTCGGACTAAAGACCGTCCTAAGACGCCCCACCTACCTAACCTAACCAGACCTAACCTACCGAACCAAACCAAGAGAAAGAGTGTGACGCGCACGATGCCAGAGAATTGGTCGATCACGGAGCAGATGGTCACCTACGGAAAACAGAAGGGAATGAATCCATTAACCATCGAGCATGAATTTGAACACTGTAAACTGCATCACGACAAACAAGAGTCAACCTTTACTGAAAAAGGCTGGACCAGACAGGTCTGGCAAACATGGGTCCTCATGTGGATTTCCTTCGGTTCGAAACAAATCAATAGCTCTGGATTGTTGCTTCCGAAGAGTTTTCAGAAACTTGAGACGGATCGACAACCAGGACAAGCGATGCCGGCAGAAGTCCGCGCCTTGATTGCGAAGGCCGGCAAGGACATGCCACCAGGTGATTGACAAACGGTAGAAACTGCTTCAGAAAGGATTCAGCTTATGAAACTCGTGAAACCCGACCAGTTCAATCGCCCGGTGTCGGCCCGCATTGAGTTACCCTATCCGTCAGCACACATTCAGGCCATGGTCACGGTGATTGTGCTCAAAAATAATACCGTGGAACTGCAGGGCCATGTGGTGGATGAAGGGGTGGGGAAGGCGATTTTGGAGGCCGGGCTGCAACGGCTCACCCAGTGGCATGCGCAGCAACGGGCGGCGCAGACGGCGCTGTTGGTGGGGCCGGATGGGTTGCCGCTGACTGGGCCGGCGGGGAAGGCGTGACCAGTAAACAGGAACGCTTCTGCCAGGAGATCGTGAAAGGTAAAAACCAGAGCGATGCGTATCGTGTGGCATATAAGCCGAAAACCAAAAAACAGAAGTCAATCCACGAGTTAGCTGCGCAACTAATGGCCGACCTCAAGATCAGGTCAAGGATTGCCGAAATATCGGCACCGATCATTAAGCGCATCCAGACTTCGCAAGAGGAATGGCTTGAACGAGCAGAACGGTTTGGAAGGGCTGACCCGCGCAAGATGTTTGATCAGTTTGGCAACCCGCTGGAGATTAAAGACCTCGGTGAGAATGAAGCCGCGATGATCGCTGGCTTTGAGTTTACGGAACAATACGAAACGGTGGAGGATAAAGATTCAGGTACGAAGAAAGCGGTGGCGGTAGGGGTGACGAAGAAGATCAAGATCGGTTTGCCGTTTCTTGAAGGCCATAAGTACCTAGGGAAGGTTTTAGGCTACTATGCCGAGAAGCACGAGTTTACGGGGTCGCTCACGTTGGAGGAGTTGGTGGGTGTGATTGTCGTGAAGGAAACGAAACCGGAGCCGAAGCAGATCAATGGCTGAGGTCCCTGACAATGTGCGTTCTGAGCTGCAGCACTGGTACGACGACTGTAACTACTTTGCACGCAAAGAACTTAAGATGGAACCCGATCCCGCCCAGGAGGAACTGTTCACGGCGTTTTCTGATACCTCGATTCAACGCATTGCGCTGAAAGCGAATAAGGGCCCGGGGAAAACGGCCGGGCTCGCCGTGTGTGCGTGGAACTTTCTGGCCACACGGAAACATCCACGCATTGCGGCCTGTTCGATCAGTAAAGACAACCTGATGGACAATCTCTGGCCCGAGATGGCGAAGTGGCAGCGGAACTCGCCGTTTCTCATGGCGAAATACAAATGGACGAAGACCAGGATCTTTTCGATCGACCATCCGGAGACGTGGTGGATGTCGGCGCGGTCCTGGTCGCAAACGGCGAAGAAGGAGCAGCAATCGCTCACGATGGCGGGATTGCATGGGGATTATACGCTGGCGGAGTTGGATGAATCGGGCGGGATTCCCGATGGGGTGGTGGCCACAGCCGAGGGGACATTGGCGACCATGGGCGGGGAGCATCGGTTGATTCAAGCGGGCAATCCCACACACCTAGAAGGGCCGCTGTATAAAGCGTCGACCACAGAGCGGCACCTGTGGAAGTTGATCGAGATCACCGGCGATCCCGACGATCCCAAGCGCAGCCCGCGGGTGAGCATCCAGTGGGCGCGGGAACAGATTGATAAATACGGGAAGGACAATCCCTGGGTGCTGGTCAACGTCTTTGGCAAGTTCCCGCCCGGCTCCATGAACACGCTGCTGGGGCCTGACGAAGTCAGCGCAGCCATGCAGCGGCACCTGAACGAAACAATGTACTCGCATGAGGCCAAGATCCTGGGCGTGGACCCTGGGCGCTTCGGTGGAGCCAGGACGGTGTTATTCCCTAGGCAGGGTATGGCCGCGTTCAATCCGGTGATCTTGCGCCCGAACCGCAACGAGAAGAACTGGACCGGCAATGTGGTCGCACGGATCTGTCAAGCGTTTGAGAAGTGGGGCGCGGATATCTGCTTCATCGATGATACCGGTGGCTGGGGCAGTGGGATACTCGACGGCGTGGTAAGTGCGGGGTTCAACGCGATCGGCGTGACATTCGGCGCCAAGGCGCTGGACAAGCGGTATAAGAACAGGCGCTGCGAGATGCATTTCACGGCAGCTGAGTGGGTGCGTAACGGCGGCGCGTTGCCGTATCTGCCTGAGCTGCAGCGTGAGGCCACCGTCACGACCTACTGGTTTTCAGGTCAGCAGTTTCAGTTGGAGGAAAAGGACCAGGTGATGGAAAAGCTGAATGGCGAATCTCCTGACCTGTGGGATGCGTTCGTGTTGACCTTTGCGCAGCCGGTCGCACCGCGCACGGGCTTACCCTGGATCGATGGCAAGACGATGCACGCGAAGACCGAGGACGATGAGCCGAGCTATGCGTATCAACAGCGGGCGCGGATGGAGGAGGAGTAGACATGTCTCTTGAGTTATCCAGAGAACGCAGCCATGACCTCTGGACCGAGATCAGGCCGTTGCTGATCGAGCACAAGGGCGAAATATCTTTTTATCCTGACATCGAACTCGCGCCGGACATACCGGCCTACGAACAGGCCGAGGATGTAGGGTTACTGCGTTGCTACGTGGCACGGCTGCATGGCCAGATGGTGGGCTATGCGATCTTCTTCGTGAAGTACAATATGCATTATTCGCACAGTCTGCAGGCGGTCCAGGACGTGCTGTTCGTGACCAAGCCGCACCGGCATGGACGGGTGGGGGTGCAGTTGATTCGGTATGCCACGGAGCAGTTACGCGCCGAACAGGTGCAAGTAGAATATCAGCACGTTAAAGCGACCGCACAGATTCGTGCGGCGCTCGCAGCCTTAATGGCTCGCAGCGATGTGGGGGCGCTGATGGAAAAGCTGGGCTATGAGTTGATTGATCTGATTTACGGGAAGAGGCTGGATCGATGAACATGGTGCTGGATATGCGCGTACCCAACAAACCCTTGTTCTTTGTCCGTGAAGTCCCACAGTATTTTCCCGTACCGATTGCGCTCTGCACCATCTATCGCTGGATTGAATCAGGTGAATTGGAAACAGTTGGCCCGAAGTACAAGCAACGCATCACTCGCCAGTCCCTCATGAAGAAAGTTTCTCAGTTCTAGCATCCCACTCGCTCCATCCGTGATACATCCCCATCCTCATGGGCAGTTCTGCCAACGTTCTCATTGATACCTTCCTCGGTCCGAGCAAGATGGTGACCGACACCATCGGCATTACCAAACCCAAAGGCAGCGGGTTCAAAACGACGGCGCCAGTCAGGCCTGGCCAGACCGATGCGGATCGGGAACGCGAAGCGCGCAACGCCGCAGCTAAGCGCCGTAAGGAATATCAAGACATGGGCCGGAGCTCGACGATCCTCACGGGTGGGCAAGGCCTTGCGGGGTCTGGCGCGGGGGAGCAGAAAACACTTTTAGGGTACTGACGCTATGGCGCTGATCACTTTCAGCGATACTCCCAGGCAACGCCTCAACAAGCTGGCTGCGCAACTCAAGAACGCGCGCACGTCCTACGACGCGCATTGGCGGGAACTCGGCGAGCACTTTGCCCCACGGCGCACGCGATTTTATGTGGAGGACCGCAACCGCGGAGACAAGCGACACGGGAAGATTATCAACGAGTGCGGCATGCTCGCGGCCCGCACGCTCCGCTCCGGCATGTTCGCCGGCATTACCTCTCCTGCTCGCCCCTGGCGCAAGCTCACCACGCCGGACCCAGACCTGGCTGAGTTTGGCCGTGTCAAAACCTGGTTGCAACAGGTCAATAAAAACATGCGGACGTTGGACGTGCGCAGCAATTTGTACAATGCCATCCCTACTGTGTTCGGGGACGCCGGGGTCTTTGCCTCCTCCGCAATGGGGGTGTTCGACGACGACGAGGACGGGTTTCGCTGCTTCAACTTTCCGCTCGGCTCCTACTGGCTCGCCTGCAATCAACGGAACGTGGTCGATACCTTTATGCGCGACTTTCAGTTAACCGTGCGGCAGGTGGTGATGATGTTCGGGGATCTGCGGGCATCGGAGAAGGACAAGTGGAAGAACTTCAGCTCGGTGATCAAGAATGCGTGGGATAAAGGGATGTATGAGCAGCCGGTCACGGTCACGCATATTCTGTATCCTAACGTCGAGCACAATCCGAAGCTCTTGGATGCGAAGTACAAACGCTTCTCGTCCTGCTACTTTGAATCAGCCGGCAGCGTGACCGGGAGCACGCAAGGTGGATTCTCGGCCGGTACAGCGGAAGGCTTTCTGCGCGAGTCCGGGATGAAACGCTTTTGTATTCTTGCGCCGCGATGGGACGTGACGGGTGAGGACGTATACGGCACGAGTTGTCCGGGGATGGACGCGCTGGGCTCGACCAAGGAAGTGCAAGTGATGGAGAAGAAGAAGAGCCAGGCGATTGCCAAACAGTTGAATCCCCCGCTCAAAGGTCCGCCCTCGCTGCGCAATCAAAGAGTGTCCTTGATTGCCGGGGATATCACGTTGGTGGATGAACGGGACGGGAAGAGCGGCTTGTCGCCGATCCATGACGTGACGATGCGGGTGGAAGATGTCAACACCGACATTGAGCGGAAGGAACGCCGGATCTCACGGGCGTTTTACGAGGACATGTTTCTCATGTTGGCCCAGATGGAAGGGATTCAGCCGCGCAATGAAGCAGAAATCGCGGAGCGGCATGAAGAGAAGCTATTGGCGCTTGGGCCGGTACTCGAGCGCATGAACGATGAATTTCTCGACCCGCTCACGGACCTGGAGTTTGACAGGATGCAGGCGATCGGCATGGTCCCTGACCCGCCTGAAGAATTGGCGGGCATGGAGCTGCGTGTGGATTATGAATCCATTATGGCGAAGGCGCAGAAGCTGGTCGGGGTGGCCGGGACGGAGCGGTTCTTTGGGTTTGTCGGAGGGCTCGCCGCGGCGTTTCCATCGGCTCTGGAGAAGATCAACGCCGATGAAGCGGTGGACGAGTACGGCGACATGATGGGGGTGTCGTCGAAGATTATTCTAACCGATGATCAAGCGGCGACGTTGCGTCAGGAGAAGGCAGAGGCGCAGCGTAAAGAAAAGCTGCTCGGGGCCGTGCCGGTGCTGGCGGATGCGGCGAAGAATCTCGCGGCTTCGGATATGTCGACCGACAATGCGTTGACTCGTATGTTGGCAGGGGCGTGATGTCGAAGCGTGGCACACATCCCGCGTCACGACTGGCCTGGAGACGGATGAAGCGGCATGCACGCGCGACTATCGAATCGAAACGGAGAGCGATGGCCATGATGAAACGGTTAGGGATTGCATGAAGACCAAGAAACGCAAACCAAAGTATTAGGGCGCCATGACCGACCGCGCCATTACCAACCAGCAACAGGCGAAGCGGGCCAAGCAGCGCGAGAAGGCGGATCGTGAGCGTGAGCGCACGGACCTGTTGACGGTGGTGAGTACGGTGCAAGGCCGGCGGTTCGTATGGAAGCTGCTAGTCGAGTCGGCGGTGTTTCAGCAGTCGTTTGTGCCTGGGCAGCAGGATCTCACGGCGTTCAATGAAGGGCGGCGCCGGATGGGATTGGGCCTGATGCTGGATCTCGCCGCGATCGACGTCACGCTCTATCATCGGATGGCGAAGGAAGCGCAGCACATGGACGAGGCCGATCAGGCTGAGATGAAAGAGACCACAGACACCGGCGAACACGCCGCAACCGAGGAGATGAACGATGCCACCGACTGATGTTCCTGTCATGACACCTCCTATCGTCACGCCTCCGGTTACACCCCCAGTGGTGCCGCCGGTTGTGACGCCTCCCGATTCCGCTGCGCAAGCGGCAGCGGATGCAGTGGCGGCCGCAGCCGCCCAAACACCGCCAGTTGTGACACCCCCTGTGGTGCCACCGGCTGAGGTGAAGTACGAGCTCGCGCTCCCGAAGGACGCCGTGATTGAGGCAGCGGCCATTGAGCGGACCACCGCCTTTGCGAAGGCGACGGGTCTGACTCCTGAAGCGGCCCAGCATGCCTTGAATCATGCGAACGCGGAAGTGGCGGCGGATCGTGTTCAGCAGAAGGCGGCGAATGTGGAAGCCTTCAAGGCCCTGGCGACGAAAACATGGGTGGACGAAGTGAAGGCCGATGCCACCTATGGCGGGGAGAAGTATCTCGTCACCGTAGAGGAAGTGAAGCGGGCAGCGGATCGCTTCCTGACAGCGGAGGAACGAGTCGTGCTGAATCAGACGGGCTGGGGGAATCACCCCATGCTTGTCAAAATGTTTGCCCGTATCGGCCAGGCCATGGCGAACGATAAGTTCATTCAAGGCACGGGCGGGGCTGGCGAACGCGACAATAGCTTGGAAGGCCGGGCCGCACGGATGTATGCCAACGAGGGGAAAGGCCCCTCGGCATGACGAATTCTACGATCACGCTGCATGAGAAATTGATTCGGCTCCTCAAGGGCCTGATCACAGCGTGGGAAGAATGGTTACAGGAGAATAGAATACAGACACGGTAATTCACGCCCTTCGCTCGCGGTCAGCCGCTCATACGACACGCTGACCACTCGCCTCCCAAGGGTCTCTCACACGAAGGAGACCCATCATGGCAGTTTTATCCACCACACTCATGACGCTAGTGGAATGGGGCAAGCGGCTCGCGCCAGACGGCGGCATTCTGGACATCGCCGAATTGCTCGCCCAGACGAACGAAGTGCTCACGGATATGCCGTTTCAGGAAGGCAACTTGCCGACCGGCCATCGGGTCGGCGTGCGGACCGGATTGCCGACCGCCACCTGGCGCTTGCTGAATCAAGGGGTCGCGGCCAGTCGGTCGACCACGGCGCAGATCGATGAACAGTGCGGGATGCTGGAAGCGCGCGGGCAGATCGATGTGGATCTGGCCACGCTCAACGGCAACCTGGCGGCGTTCAGGCTGTCCGAGGCCACGCCGCATATGGAAGCGATGAACCAGGAGATGGCGCAGACGTTGTTCTACGGAAACAGTGGGCTGTCGCCGGAAGAGTTCACCGGGCTGTCTCCTCGCTACAGTGCGCTGACCGGAGCCGGGAATATCTCGCATGTCATTAACGGCGGCGGGACGGGTGCGGCCACGAAATCGAGCGTGTGGCTCCTGGGTTGGGGAGCACAAGGCCTCTTTGGGATTTATCCCAAGGGGAGCCAAGCCGGACTGCTCCATAAGGATCTCGGGGAAGGCGACGCCTTCGACGCCAGCAATAACCGTTTCCGGGCCTACATGGACCTGTGGCAATGGAAGTGCGGCATCGCGCTCAAGGATTGGCGCTATGCCGTGCGGATCTGCAACATCGATATCCCGAACCTGGTGGCGCAATCGAGTGCCACGGACTTGATCGAAGCGATGATCAAGGCCATCCATCGTCTGCCGTTCATCAACATGGTGCGGCCGGTGTTCTACATGAACCGCACGGTGTTTGAGTTCCTGGATATCCAGCGCCGGGGTGATGTGATCGCGGGCGGCGGGTTGCGCTACGAGAACGTGGACGGGGTGGCGACCTCGACGTTCCGGGGTATTCCGGTGCGGAAGGTCGATGCTTTGATCGAAACAGAAGCGGTGGTCGTCTAGGACGTGCGTGCGTGAGCAAGTAAGTAGATGGATTAACGCTGAACGAAAAGGAGCGACATCATGATTCTCGATTTAGAAACCAGGCTCTCCAGTGCGCAAGCCTTTACGGGGGCGGCCACGGTGAGCACGAACGTCATTGATTTAGGGAATACGACGCCGAAGCGGCAGATCGGGGACGGCGAACCAGAAGGGGTGGAGGTGGTGGTCACCGTGGCGGCGGGTGCGGGCTCAACGCACACCATGGAGATTATTCAGTCGGCGGCGTCGGCGATGACCTCGCCGGACATCATTGCCAGCATGACGATTCTCGCGGCGGTGTTGGTGGCGGGCTATAAGTTCTTCCTGGCCATTCCGCCAGGGTTCCCGACGAAGCAGTTCATTGCGTTGCGCAACACGTCGACGGGCGGGACCACGACCGTGACGCTCACGGCCTGGGCCACGCTGCAGTCGATGACGGACAAGCTGCAGACGTATGCCAAAGGATATGCCATATCCTAAGTAGTTCTTTAACCAGTGACACGGCGGCAGGGGCCAGGGGAATCCTGGTCCCTGCGCTCCACAACCAGAGGAGTACACGATGCCACTCAAATCCACAAAATTCAGAAAGATCGGGCGGTTCAGTCATATCCAGGGCGGGATTCAACCAGCTACGCCGGGTGGAGCAAAACGCTTCATCACCTGGCCGGCCTTGCCCACGCTCACGGGCGGGACGGATAAAACGCCGGTCAGCGGGACGCGATTTACCGCATCCCTGTTCATTCCTCACAGCCTCATCCTCACGGGAATTGGGTACTTGATCGGGTCCGTGGGCGGGACGGATCTTGCCATTGCGGAGCTGCACGATGCCGACGGGAAACTGCTCGCGACCTCGGCGCTGGCTGGGGTGACCGTGGGCACGACGGCCACCATGCAGGAATTGCCGTTTACCGCGCCGGTCGAGGTGGTGGGACCATGTTGGTATTACCTGTCCGTTACGATGAACGGCACGACGGCGCGGCTGCGCGTGCTAGCTGCTTCCACCGCGATGGCGTCGACGGCCTTTGCGAAAAGTGCGACCGGGACATTTGGGGTGGTCGGGGATCTCACGGTGCCGACCACGTTTACAGCCGATACAGGGCCGATTGCCTACGTCTACTAACCAGGAGGCCGCACATGGCGATGATCACAGTGAAGGCGACACAAGACGGGAAGAAGAAAGGGGACGTGGTGGGCTTCGATGGGATGCAGCGTCGGCGTGAGGGAGACGTGTTCCAGATTGATGACAAATCCTACACACCGACGTGGATGAAGAAGGTTACGGCGAAAGACGCGAAGGATGAAGACGACGACGAGCCAGAGAAAAAGAAACCGGCCGCCAAAGGGCCACGCGAACACGACAAGTCGAAGATTTAAGGAGGAGCAATCATGCGTACACGATGGCTGAGTCTTGTGCTGGCCGTGGTTGGGCTCGGCCTGAGTGTGCCAGCCTGGGCCGTCGATATTGATCTTAAACAAACCGACGGCTCGAAGACCACGCAGGGCGGGGAGGGGACGGCGGCGCATAGCTGGACCAAATCACTTGGCGCTGGTGAAGACCTCACGGCCACGGGCGGCGGCAGTGCGACCGGCGTGCTGGTGACGGAAGATCGCTACATCACCGCCGGGGTCAAAACCGCCGATTTTCAAGTCAAAGCTTCCGCCGGGTTTCTCCATTGCATCATTCTAGCCCCAGCGGATGTCGCACCTACGGCAGGGCAGATTGACGTGTATGACAATACGGCGGAGAGCGGCACGAAAATCTTTCACTACGAAGTGGTTGTCACCACGATGTTTGCGCCCATCCAAATCTGTCCCGATGTGGTGATGAGTACGGGCATTTACTTGGGCTTCACAACCACGGCGGATGTCAATGTCACGGTGGTCTACCGATGAAACTCCTCTTACTGATCAGCGCCATGCTGCTGTGGGTCGTCCCCGCCCACGCCGAACCCGCCACGCTCACCTGGACTGCACCCACGGCGCCTGATCTCGCGGGGTACAAGCTCTATCAATACGACGCCACTGGACAATGGCTCAAGCCCGTGCTCCTGGGGAAGGTCACAACTACGACCCTCACCATCACGACGCCTGGGAAACGCACCTTCCTCGTCACGGCGCTCGATGTGACCGGCAACGAAAGCAAGCCCTCCAACGAAGTCAGTAAGGTCTTTGTCGGCACGGTCATTCCGCCCGTGGTGCCGCCGACGCCCAAGTATTGCGTGGCAGCCAGCACCGTTTCACCCACCGAAAATCTCATTATCAAGGGGGTTCCATGCGTCCATTAATACTCGTGCTCTGTGCCGTGCTCCTGTGGGCCGCGCCAGTCCATGCCGTCACTTTGCCGTTCGACTCCAACTTTGAAACGACCATCGGCGATGAGGGGTGGGTATTCTTTAACACGGGCGACCCCAGTCAAAGTCTGGCCATTAGTGCGGACGCGGGGGCTCTGTCCGGCGCGAAATCTGCGAAGGGTATCTGGACTGTGCTCAGTGGTGGAGGCGGCGGCGGAGCGATGCTGGCCAACCACTTCACGTCGAACACTCAGGTATTTATGCGCAATCCCGTGAAAGTCATGCCGGGTTTTCAACTGCCGTTTAATGGGCAGACGAAATTGATGCGGATTCAAGGGACGCGGGGTGGGGTCAATGGGGGAACTGGCGGGTACCCGTTTATCTGGTTTTCCTATAGCAGCGGCTACTACGCAGTAGTGATGGAAGCCCCATTTGATGCGAACAATCTTACGCTGTCTAGCGGCGTGGTGCCGCGCTTTGGGCAGTGGGATCAGGTTGAGTGGCAAGTCAAGCTCAATACGCCTGGGCAATCCAACGGCGAAATGCGTATCTGGGTGAATGACGTGCTTCGAAACGAAGTCACGGGGCGGCAGTTCATCGGCCCGGCGACGGACAGCAGGGGTGTCAGCGGACTACTTAATCCGTCGGATCTCCGTTTCGAGGCCGTGCAGTTATTTGTGCAAGGGGGGTCCGGCACCATCTATCACGACCGCGTTGCGATAGATACGACGCGCATTGGCTTGGTGAGCGGTGGACCACCCCCACCAACGCAGGACACCACGCCGC